TTTTTTCCCCGTTTGGTTAAGTAACGTTTGAATTTTTCAAAAACGCTGATCGGGATCAGAAATTTTGAAAAATTCCCCGGCGGCGAGGAGGGAGGGCGCCACCGGGGCATGAGGGTTATGTTGTGGGCTTACACCCCGGATTCGACTGTACCAGGCGCGGGGTTGAGTTTGACGCGCACCACGGTTGCGTCACTGGCGGCGGTCTCCCAGGCGACGCAGCTGCCGGAAATATCACCAGCGGCGGCGGTGGTGGCTGCGGCGGCAAAGTTGCCAGCGGCAATGACGAAAAGGGGTGCTTCGCCCTGGGCGATGACACCAGTGGCTTTAGGCAGCTCATACACGCCTTCGGCGGCGAGTGCTCCGCTGGAACCGTCTGCAATGTTGACCAGGGCAACACAGACCAGCCCGCCGACAACGACCGGATCGCCACTGGAAATGTCGCTTCCTGTTCCGTTGGTGTAGGTGATGCGATCACCATCCTGGATATAATTTTTGGCCATGGTTTTTCTCCTATCAAAGTTTTAGATGAGGGGCCGTCCCTTGCGGCCAGCCCCTGCTGGTTCATTGCTTAAGATCCTGCTTATGCCCCGGCGTTTCTGAACAGCGCTTTCCAGTCGACGGCTTTTGCCCCGGCGTCACCGCGCACCTTAAACTCGACGCCATCGGTGGTCCAGCCGGTGCGGGTCTCGAGGTGTGGCGCCTGCTGACCATTGAGGAAATAGACGTTGACCGTCTTGCCCTTGCCGCCTGCCGCATACCATGTGGTGCTGCTGGCGTCGTCGAGGCGCGCATCATAGATGCGGCCGAAGCGGGTGCCGGCGTAGGGGTTGCTACGGGTGGAGCCTTTGGTATCGCCGCTGAACTGGTTGCTGTTGAAGAAGATCTCACTAGACCCTTCGAGCGCGACCGGCGCCAGGAAAAACTGCGGGTTGATATTGAGACGCCGCTTGCCGGCGATATCTTCCTGCAGCTTCATCTTGGCAATCGCTTCGGCTAGGGAGACCTCACCCAGCGCTGCGGCGGTGCCGAGATTGCCGTGGTCGGCATGGAACAGAGCTTTGCCGTCGCCCATGGCGCTGTTGGCGATGAGCACCGCGTAAGCGATGTCCCCAACCTTGCGCGCCCAGGCTTCACCATGTTTGCGCGGGATGTCGGTCAATGCCGAAAGATCATCGTTGATGATGGTCTGGCGGCTGATGCGCAAGATTTTGCCGTAGGTGGCGATCTGGAACTGCTCTTTGGCATCGGACATCTTGTCGTACTTGAATTCGCCGTCCTCGCCGATTTCATCCATGTCTTGCGTTTCAGAGGCACGGGCGATGCTGTTGATTTTGAAGTCCGGCACGCTGCCGATACCGCACCATTGCGCGTAAGTCTCTTCGGCGGTTTCGTAACCGGCGAACAGCGACTTGTTGGCGACGTTGGCCAACAGGTTGGCGAAGTCGTCCGTGGTCAAAGCCCGGCCGATCATGGTCATCGGATCGCCACCAAAGGGCTGATTCGAGACGCGCAGCGCCTCGCGGGCAATTTCGCGCAAGCTGAAACCGGCGAGATCACGCGCACCGTCTGCAGGCTTTTCAACCGCGATACCGGCACGCAGCATCAAACCGTCTTGGGCGGCCGCGCGGAACTTGTCGCGGCCATCGACCACCACCTGTGCGCGGAAGCCGACACCTTCAGTGGCATCGGTCGCCTTCTTGGTGACGTGATCAAAGGCGGCCTTGCGGACATCTTCAACCGTTGATCCGCTGGTGATGTGCTTATCCATATCTTCGGCAGGCATTTCAGCGCGCTCGCAGATAGAACGAATCTCGGTGATGCGAAGCTGCTCGGCACGGGCGCCTTCGGCGCGGGCTTGCTCGGCTGCGGTACCGTCGTCTTGGCTGCGAACATCGAGGGTTTCGAGGTAGCGCCATGCTTCCTCTTCCGTGGCGGTCTTGGCGAGTCCACGGCTTTCCAGGAACTTGCGTAGTTGTTCACTCATTGTTTGAGTCTCCTTTGATGCGGGGTTATTGGGCTTATGTTCCTGACCGGGCGTGGCCGCCCTGGCCTTGGCAAATTCGTCTGCTCAGATCGGACAGGTCGAAAGCTCGCGAACCTTCCAGCTGGTGGCGATCTTGACCGGGCCTTCGAAGCTGCGACCGTTAATGACTTGAGTCTCCCCGGCGGGGATGTAATAGGCTTCTAAAACGCGATAACCGATGCTGTAATCAGTGAGGTGACCTTCTTTGGTTTTCTTCCAGGCGTTGTCGCTGGCCTCATCGGCTTCGGAGTAGTGCGCGCGGCCGGTCAGCTGATCACCTTCGACTTGCAGGCCGCGGCAACTGCCGAGCACACTGCTGACATCGCCGCGATAGTGAGTGTTGAGCAGCGGCACCTGACCAGAGGCAGGAAACTGACAACCGGACATCAACAACACCTCGGGGACGATCTCCCAGCGGTCGCGATCAAAGACCTCGACCGGGTTTTCGGTGGAGCAGACCACGCCGACTGAGCGGGTTTTTTCATCCAGGGTGGTTGGTATACCACCGGCATCAAGGCGCAGCGACAGGCTGCGGGTGGTGATGTCCTGCGGTAGCTCCGGCGCGTTGCGCACCGAATTGAAGGCCGGGGCCAGGGCCATCTCCTTTAAAAGTTTTGTGTGCATAGGGTTACTCCTCAGCAAGCAGCTTATGCCGATCGAGCGCGTCATCGACGGCGCGGCTGATCAGGCTTTTGAGACTGTTGGTATTGTCTGTTGCACCGAGCGCCGCCGGATTATTCGCCAGCGCGGTGTTGCCGATATCGCTGATAAGGCCGCGTTCGATGAGCATTTCGGCAAACTCCTGATGCTCATCGAGCACCTCTTCGATATCGCGGCCCCGCTTGGCGGCGATCTCTTGCGGGCTGCGCAACAGAGCGCCCATGTCGTCGCGGTTGGCCTTGGACTCTTTGAGCGGATCGATCGGCTCTTGCCCGGGCGGGATAAACACACAGCGCTGATAAAGGCGCGGGTTCTTGTAGTAGCCTGGCAGATCAAGCTTTCCCGAGAGTACGGCCTGGTCAATGATGTCGCGCACCACTGGCCGACAGAAATGCTGAATGTGCCGGTGATGGTGCGGGGCAAACATGGTGCGCAGATCTTGGCGTTCCCCGCGCAGGGTGGTGTAATTGACGTCGGAATAATTTCCGGACAACAGCGAAAAGGTGGTATCAGTGCTGATGGCGAGCATCTGCAAAATAAAGCGGGTGAAGGGGTCGAAGGTGCTTCCGACACTGTTGTTGCTGGGAAATTCGACCGACTCACCGGGGCGCAGATAATCGACGATGGCATTTTCCAGACTGTCGATTTTTTTCAGCGGATTTTCCGGGTCGGCTTCCATTGAACGGTTGGCCTGAAAGGCATCCGCGTCGTCCGTGGTGATAAGCGCCAGGTATTTTGATGCCAGCTTGGCGGTATCGATGGTGGCGTCGAGGTAGTCTTGCAGGTCATGGGCAATAAGAACGCCGGAAGCAAAAGGAGATACGCCACGCAACTGTCCTGCCCGCAAGGGCGCGAAATCGTGCAATACATATTGCTGTTCAACCCGGATGGTCTTGCCCCAGCTATTGGGGTCGGTCAGGTGGTAGGCGACCACTCGACCTGTGGTGCTGTCGTATTCAACGCCCTGGTCAACCAGATTTTTTCCCTGTGGGACGGCGCCGGAATCGGTGAGCCATTCGGCTTCAAACAACTGAAGTGCATAAGGGAGATAACGGTTTTTATCTTTCAGGGCGCGTTTCACAAAGAAATATTCCCCGGCTTCAATGTCTTCACGCTTGGCCATGCGTTCCAGTTCGCTGCCGTGGCGGTTTCCCGATGCGTCAAGTTCTTCCATGGCCCAGGCGACAGAATCTTCAATTTTCTGGCAGGTCACACGATCAAACTTTTTTTCGGTGCTTCCGGGTTTCCAGTTGGGATTGATAACGCGTGACTGAAAGCTGGTGCCGGTGCCGACGGTAAAGTTGATCAGAATATTGACGGCGCGGTTGAAGTACGGAAAATCACGTACCAGCTGACGAACGCGCCGGCGCATCAGGGGGAGGCTGGTGCGGGTGAGCTGATTGATGTTGTGATCGATGGGCATCCAATCGCCCGTCAGCCGGGT